CATCCAATTCTGAATTTCTGATATTTCTCACTCGGATATCCATCGGCTGTGCACGCAAGGATATACATTGCAAGAACACATGCAAGTTTTGTCTTTGGTGATACGCAGGATTGTTTGATAAATTTGGACTGGTATATGCAGAATCAGAAATGTCAATCAGGGTTGAAATTATAATTTGTTTCTGCATCAGAGTAATTTTGATCCTAAGGCATGCCCTAAGGCATATCCGGCAATGCCTCCGGCAGCGGCAGCAGCCGCTGCTGCGGCAATATTACCAATGGTCAGACTGCTTTCTGGATTGCTGGCATCTAACATTTCAAGATGATTGGCAGATGCATATACTTTCATCATACTGAAAATATCAGACATTGGAGCTTGTATTCTGTAAAACATCATTATTCTGGTAACTATTAATTTCTTTCTGGCAGTCGTTAAGCTGTCCCAGCTTTGGGCCATGCGTCGGATGCTTTTATAATTACTATTTGAAATTTGCAAGTCGTGTTCTGCCCGCTGCAATGCCAATCTAGCATCCATTGCTGAAATATCATTAGATGCTAATTTTCTCAAATATCGAACAATGCTTGGTGTCCTAATAGTCATTCTGTCAAGTAAAATTTCATCTGTTCCGTTGGTATTTGTCAACAGATCAACTCTGTTAGCAGAAAGAACATGCAATGACAGATATAAATCAGTCTGAGATTGTTGCAGAATGGAAAACCTTGACGACATCGCAGTCTTGTGTGCATATTTAATTGCCTCAGGAGCAAAGGCATAATCATTATTAAGAATGTATAATGAAATCAAATCCATGAAGGCAGTATCCGCAATTTTTCTGGCATTAGTTTTCTTAAATGCCTGCTTCGTCCGATACATTCTACTTTCGTTGAGGTCTCCAATTAGAGATAGTTCCATAATTATTCCTGTCTGTCAAATTAAGTCTGTTATTTCTGAGGGGATTCCTCTGGCAATAACGTTCCGATCTTTCGCAAATTCTTCTGCAATTGCGCGTGTTGTCTCAGCATCGCAGCATGCATCTATGGCTTCCCATACATTTTCAAAACTTTCCAACTTGGCCCATCTTCCAAATTCCAACTCATCTGCAATGTCAAATATTTTTTTCCATGGACCGCCAATAACTTCGTCTGTTTTTATTCCCTTAATTCGCCTGACTCGAAGTAGCCCGTCCTTAGGACTCAATTTATATCGTTCTGTTGTGAAATCATTTATCTTGATATTCCGGATATTTTTTGCGGCAATTGCAAGAAGAATATTGCGATATGCCCCCTTGTATTTACTATAAAGTTCATAAGGTGAATGATAATAAACCGTTGCCCAATCAACATCTGTGGTATACATAAAATCAACCTGAACAAACCCGGTCCGGTGAAGATCGGTTTCAATTGCATCATTATAATTAACAATTTTAACTTTTGTCATAATCAGGCTTGATTTCTTCATTTCAGTAATAATATCACATGTCTTGATTGCCTGCATGAATGCGGGCATATCTGATGGATTTACCGCAACTGCAACATCAATATCGCCGGAAAATTCTCGTTTCCCGGCGCTCCCAATTGCAATCAGTTTCATTCCAAGATTGATTTCCAATGCAGAAATAGTAGGGGCGATTTCAGAAATATGAATCGCCCCTACTCCATCCATGCATTTATTATTTTGGGCGAGTGCGCCTGTCTTCATTTACTTTTCTGATGCCTCTTTGAAATTTTTTAGGGTCTTGTGTCTTTATAGCATTATATAGACGCTTTGTCAAGTCCTTGGCAATCTCATCAGAATATGACTCATTGATAAGTTCAAGTAAATTAGTCACTGCGGCGACGGCGCGATCAGCTTTATTACTGACTACATGATCTAAATCATGGGCAGATTCCATCAGATTTATTTCTTCTAATAGACTGCGTGTTTTTTTATACATGTGTTCTCCGATATACTACCTGTATTTATTCATGTCTTGCGTTTATTAAGAATATCTTTAAGTCGTGCGGCGTTATCTATGGCGCTCGATGTTTGTGTCGTATTGTCGGTTGCCGCAGGGGATGATTTTAGTTTGGTGTACATCACAGAAGCATCGCTTGTTACAGTGGCATCATCTGCCAAATCGGATATTCGCAAACTGTCAATATTTAATTCAAGATCGACCTTCATGCCCACTCCATTTGATGATCTGGTTTTCATAAACTGAATTTGCATTATTCCTCGTTCTCGCATTGCCTTGCTTGAAAAGATACCAATCACGTTATCAGCGGTCATGATTTTGCTTAAGCCGCCTGAAATATGACTGTGATCGAAATCAGTCTCATCCACACTCTGTCTGTTCAATTGTGAAGCGGTTGCAAAAAGATAATCACCTTCAACCGAAAGATTTCTTAATTCTTCTGAAACCAATTTGTCCTTGAGGAAAACATTATCGCCGCTAACTTTCTGTGCTGCGGGAGACATTAAATCAAGATAGTCAACTAAAACAGCATCGACTTTTAAATTATGCTGAATTTGATATTCTCTGATATATGCCCGAATGGCATTTACGTCGATACCATTTTGCATCTGGACAATTTGAATTGCCCCATGCTTCTTGCCCTGCATGACAACTTTTAAAGATACATCGTCAATATTTCGAAAAACATCCTGTGAACTCATGCCAGATAGCATTGAATCCAATCGGAGACTGCACAAATCTTCGCTAAGTTCAAGGCTAATGTAGACTACATTGAATCCAAGACTTGCCCAATTCAAAGCTAGGTTCTGTAAGACCAGAGACTTACCGGCTCCCGATCCGCCCGCAAAAATAGCTAATTCGCCTCGGTTAAACCCGCCATACAAAACCTTGTCAACTGATTTCCAACCGGTACTTGTTCCGCCCTTGCGTTCTAAAATCCGCTGCAATCTGGGCTTTGGGTTTTCCCAATAATTTGTGCCTAATTCTTTGGCAAGCCCGATGGCAACTGCATCCTTAATCAATTGCTCAACTGCGCCAAATTCTTGCTTGTTTAGATGATCTGTGCTTGCCAGAATTGCTCCGGCTAAAGCCTTGTGTCGGCAGAATTTTTCAAAATCATCAAGAAACCATGCGCGATGTTCTTCGCCTATTGACTGCCTGTCTTCCAATTCAACGCCGGTTTTGGCTTTAATTTGAACAAGACTTGGGAGACTTCCATATTCACCAACATAATTTCTCAGAAATTTAACAGTTGGCGATAGTGATCGATCAAAGTATTTTTCACTGAGAATATTATTGCACCTGACAAACAGATCATTGTCGCTCATTAAGAACTCAACGTATAATTTTTGCAGTTCTATGTTGTAATCTTCTGCCATATATATCCCTTATGTTAACATCATTTTAGCAAGCACCTGAATCTTTGTGCTATTTTTTGTGGCAGCATTCAATATTGAGGCAATTACAAAAGATCGCCCATATTTTTCAGCGGCGGCATTTGCATCCTTGAATTCGTGCATCCATTCCGGAAAACTCACATACCATCCTGCCCTTATTGCCGTATCTATTAGTTTCTCTCCTGCCTGATCTGCATCGGGGCATAGTATTGGTTGCTTTTTTAATTGTGAAATCAGGCTGATCTGCTCATGACTTGCTGAATTCGTTCCAAGTGACACCCCTCCTACAGTAATGGCGTCAAAATCTCCCTCAGTAATTATGACTGATTTTGATTTTTTGCGCTGGTTGTCCAGATTAAAAACAAATCCGGGAGGCTTAGCAGTGATATATTTGGGAAATTTTGATTTTTCATGATGATTGATCAGTCTGGCATTATATCCGACAATTGCGCCCCTAAACCGATATGGCAATATAATTCTGTTTTTGAACTGCCAATCTTCTCCTGAATATGCCCAATCCATCCAATGATCCAATCTTCGATTGTGGATCATCTGAAGCCCGCCTGCAAGCCCCTTAGGAATTTCTTGGTAGTCGCATGCCGAAAGTAGAGACGCGCCGTCAGGCAAGCGGGCTTCAGGCCATTGGGGATGGAACGCCTGCTGAACCTGAGGCAATGGATTTCTCATGGCAACTCGCTCGCCATCCGCCAACAGCATCAGCAGCATTCGGTGAATATCACTGTCATCCGCGCCAAATACTTTAAGCATATGGCGAGTGCGATCACTAAAATAATCTCCATGAACCCATTTGGTAAAGTATTGGCAATTGAAGCATTTGTATACAAATTCTTCTTCATCAAAGAGAAAAGCGCCGCGCCGCTTAGTGTCATGTCGCTTTTCTCCCTGTTCAACACACAGGGGGCAATTGCCCACTATCCAGCCATTTACCGGGGACCAATTGAGAGGAACTATACTCTGAACATATGAAATTAAAGGATGCATTTGCTTATTATATCATACGTTGTCAGAATAGTCAATTAAGTAATGTAATCCACTACTTCAATTTCAAAACGAATTGTTCCATGAGATGATTTTATTGGAACCAGTAAATTACTTATTCTGGTGCTTATTACCAGATTGTATAATCCGGCTTCCAGCATAGCAATTTGCCCGCTGGAAAAAGACACTCTGCCTAAACCGGGGGTATCTGCAACTGCAACTAAATCAGATGACGCCAACAGCGAGTTATGTCGATTATATAGAGATATTGAATATTCTACTCCGTCCAACAATACAGCATGATTGTTGGAATCAACAAATGCAAACATTATTGAATTTGCAAATCCTTTATTCAACATTATTGGGTTAGGTGAATCGCTTCCAATCCGAATAGTTCCACTTCGTTTTTGATTAATGGGACTAGCCTTAGCTTCAACATAATAGGCAGTTACTGACATTTTATTCTCCAAATTTGCAATATTCTTTCATGTATTTACATGTTGTGATATCACAACAGTAAATATAGTTCATGGAACCTATTAATAAATTACCGTTTTTAACCGTAGCGCAATGCGCAGATACTCAAATAATTGGCATTATTCAAAATCAAGATGTTGCCTTAACCAGCATTTATGTTTACAGTGAATTGCGCACAGACGCACATAAGCAAGAATTCATATCATGCGGACATGAATGGTGGTGGGAGACGAACCGACTAATCCCAATAAACATAATTCTCAGAGAAAGATTTTCTATATTCAAGTATTCGTTGAAGACATTCAACACAAAAGAATTTCAAATTATATCTGGCCCAAGTGTATCTTTGCGGAACATGTTAAACAAAAGAACAAAAAAGAGAAATATCCAGTTAATTAACCGAATCGGCTAACTGTTCGCATAATAGATTCATATGTAGTTTGACTGCAAGCGCATATGATACGCTGTGTGATTTTTTAAAAAAATATGCAGAATCCTCTGGCTTGGTCCACGCGGTCTTCATAACCGTCTTCCAATTTGATCCAATTAAATGTCTCTTTGCAGGTCGAATTAAAGCTAGGACCGCTGCCAATTCAATTATTGAAGTTGGGCGCATCACTTTACATACGTCATGGTGTCCTTTCATATGAAATAAAATATCACAAAAATCCTTCTCTGTTAATAATTCCCAAATTGGTTCAATTGCCAATAACCTATCCATATGCGCCGAATCTTTAATGTCTTTGTAAATATTGACATTCAGAATATCAATTTTAAACATGCCCAATTCTTCGGCAGTTTTAAAATCAACAGAACACCTGTGATTGAGAATTTCCACAGGAGCATTATGAAAATATACCCCAGATGCATGCGTTCCTCCGTCCTGTCTTTTCGCCGGGATGCATTTAAACAGAGCCAACACTTTTTCTCTGTTGGGAACATCTATGTCAATATCAGTATTTGCTAAAGTCATTAAGTCAATATCCCATTTATCCAGTTTGCAGATTCCGGATCATTGTTTACTTTTTGCCCCCAATACGCTAAATCAAAGGTATTTGCCACGGAATCAAACATTTCCGGAGGAAGAGCCATCAGTAACTCATTTGCATCAGCAGATGCCAATAATACCCACGGTGAAATTTTACCCATTGTAATATCATGAACTACCCTATTCATATTTCCAGCATCTAAATACTCCTGCCATTCCTTTCCGGTCGCGTCTGCCCATGCAATCACATGTAGCATAAACCGTTCCATTGCACGTTCAGGAGTTTCTTTTTTTGTATAGTCAAGCAAGAATTTACTGTATGTCGAATCTTTTGTCCATGAATCAATTCTCACCTGACCATCAACCAACCATCGAAGATAATCTGTTGGATTTATTACTTTTGCATCTCCGATATATTTTCCAAATAAGACAAATGCGACATAATATCTACTTGCAATAAATGTCTGTATTGGTATTTCTTTTGTTGATCCAAGAGCAAATTTGTTCCATGTCTTAAATAGCATCAATGCGCGTTTTTCTGTTTTTTGATCCTTGTCCAAAAAACGTCGCTTTTTAACACACATATGAGTTATAGCAGTTGACTCCCGGACAAATGTTTTCTTGCAATACTCACATGTTATCGTCATTTTAACATCTCTTTGATTTCTTTATTGACAAATCCAGCCTCAATTAATTTAGCTTTTAATTCTTCTTTTCCGGTCATTGAAATAAACATGTCTATCTCAGTGTCGGATAAAAATGGATGCAACTGCAAAATAAAATTGACAAGGGTTGCATTTTGTGTCTTGCCTTTTTTTTGTTTCGGAGGGGCGATCCACGGGTGGCTTTGCTGCGATCCAATACCGACAATCTGCATCAATCTATGTTGCAATTCAGGATGATGTCGCATTATGTTGAAATTGACATTGACAAATTCATTCATCATGGTAACGTAATGTTCAGTTATATCATTGGAAGGGCTGGCGACTGAACTAGCGAAACGCATTAGCACCCACATATTGACCTTCTTTTGTTCCGCTTCGGTCAAACTCCCCCACCATTCAAATTTACGACAATCAATTGCCTTCATTTCTTCTGTAATAGTTAGCTTATTGCTCACCACATATGTCCTATATCTAATATGTCTGGAATTTTTGTTGTGTCTTTGACAAAGAATGCGCATTTTGGCTTTACGCCGAATGTCAACGGAACAGCTAGAATCTGCCCCTGTTTCATTTTTGGAAAATGAAACTTGACATCAGCAAAAACATTTATCATGTCTATTGTCTGATAATCAGGCATATATCCTGCTAATGGATTCAATGTGAACGCAGAAAATCCCCGATCATTCAATGAAGTTATCGGAATTATCTCTGGTTGTCCACATTCAGGATCGCATATTATCATGTTCCAGTCAAGAGGAATCTTGACAATAGACTCGCCTATTTTCAGGACGGCGGCAGGCGCATTAAAAATTTCCAGAAATACCATCGGCACGCAAAAATAATCGGGATCATTTTTGTTGGAATAATCAAGAACACAATACCTGATATCCTCGACTGCATCCGGGATAAAATCTAAATCGTAGGTAGTATTCTCACTTGTAAGTATTAAAATTGGGTATCTCCTTTTTTTATTTCCACAGGACTCTGGTTACTTTGTATTTGTAATTGGCGTCATTGTAGAATTTCTTTCGCTGTGTCAAATGTCGCTTGCTAAATTTACAATTACTTGTTATGTCATAGATGTTCACAAAATCTTTATCATTTGCTTTTCGTAACCCTCTGCCTATACTTTGAATGACTCTGACAAAGCTTTTGCCCGGCTCAAACAGAATAACATTGTGCAACCGGGCAATGTCAATGCCAACGGCAGCAACGCCATATGTCGCAATGATTGTCAATCCGTCCGCATCAGCAATTTTGGAATATTCATCTTTTCGTGAATCTGTATCCATTTCGCCACTTACAAACACAACGTGGTCTGGATCATCAAACATTTCAACTAACATCTTGCCAGTTTTGATTTTTCCAACTAGAATAAGAGTGTTTTGCCCTTTTCCAACAGATTGAAAATAAGTGGTCAGATAGCGCAGGCGTGCTTCATCTCCTGTCAGATATGCCGTTTCTGTTTGATAATTGGTAAATGGACGATCATCCATTAATTGCTGGACATGGATGAAACAATCACTGAGGACGCCCCTGTCCTGAAGTTCTGAGGCGGCAATGCCTCCAATGGCGGGTCCAACCATACAGGCGACCGACATCCGGTCAGCGGCTAGTTCAGGGAGCGTGCCGGTAAAGCCAATGCGTATTCCAACATTGGCAAATGCGCCGGAAAGTAGTCGTTTCAATTCTGCTGCTGATGATCCATGGCATTCATCGACAATGATCGCAACGACTCCAGCCGCAAAATGATGCAACCCCATGGTTGATTTACCACCGCGAAATGCCTTGTCGATTTGCGATAGACTTTGCCACGTACATATGGTATGGGTCTTGTTTAACTCTTTTCTCTCACCAAAATAAACTCCGACATCGAGACCTAAATTAATGTAATCTTCTTCGGTTTGTATGACCAATGATTTGCTTGGGACAATGACAATAGTCCTGCCGTGCTCTTCGATGACGGCACTAAGCGCAGCAGTAATTAAAGTTTTCCCGCCGCCAGTTCCTATCACCTGCACCGACTGAGGATCAGCCAAGAATAAGTTGACTGCTTCTAGCTGATAGTCTCTCAGAACTATTGGCTCTCCTGCGAATCTGTGTCCCTTGGGCCAGACTTTATGACTGAAATAGTCGTCAGCTATTTGGTTCAATTGATAGGATGGAGTTATGCGCAGATCATCAATTTCAACCGCGTACCCGTCTGCTATCAGAATCGGAACAATCTCTTCAAGCAGATTAATAAATGTCAATCCACCCTGAGTAAAATAACTCACTTTCCCATCCCACCGTCCAAGCTTGAATGCCGGGGTGTAATAAGCATGCGGCAGAATGAAGCTATACTTATTGACTAGCTTGCGCGCTGTAGCCGTGGACAGACCTATTAGTTTGCAATTTACTTCATCTCTTAATTCAATTGTGCAATTCATGTATTATCATTTGTTTCCTGACCTGCTTCTACTTGTTCGCCAAGTATACTTATGCGGTTATTCACTAATAATACAGCAAAACCATAGTAAAGTCAATAGTATTCGTAACGAAGAAAGCCCGACAATTTGTCGGGCTTTCTATATTCATCAAACTATCAAGTATTCAGATCAACGGTTCTTTTTTTTGCCGCCGCGTCGAAGAATAGTCACTTCGGCAATATTCCGCCATTCGGCATCATTGACCAACTTAAGATCGGCAATCTTACGGACCGTGCGCAGTGAAAGTTCCTTAAGGTTATCGATATTTTCTTCAATGAAATCAAGAATTTCAATTTCAGCCTCAGAAGAAAACCCATAAGAAGACAACATACCATCAATGACAATTTGCTTGCACCGCAGGAATTTTTCGCGAGTAGTGTCCATTGCCATATCAAGGTAGTGCGAGCGCGACATAATTGCTTCCAAATGAGTTCCAATCTGCCCCCGAGCATCATCGAAGTCCAAATTGGTGATGAAAACCACTGCGCCTTGAAATTCAAACGTGTCAGGCAGATCAGGATTATTTGCCATCGGTCCAGAAACAGCGCCCCAAGTCAGGCGACGGATTTTACCCGTGTCCATGACGCTTTTCAGCATATTGAGCGACTTGGCGTCGTGCAGAATGCTATCGGAATCATCAAAGACAAGAACGCTACCCTTGGAGCTATGTTGATACAGGATCGAGTATAGTGCGGCGGGCGTCATTGAACCCTTGATCACTGAATATTTCGGGCAATTATCGCCCTTGTCACCAAGCTTGCCAAGAATGTTAGCTTCATCGATCATTTGTTCAACGTCATAACTCTTGCCAACGCCCGGAGGTCCACTGACGACCATGCCGCGAATTAGTTGATCGACACATGCCCGCATCATGTCGCGCAGGATATCAAAGCGAGCGCGAGTACGGTCCATAATTTCATCATCAGTTTCAACTGGCGCATCATCAATGACGTCAGCGACATACGGCACAAAATCATCAACATAATTTTCGCCATCGGCAGAAATCAGTTCATAATTGCCGGGCTTGACACTGCGAATGCCAATGATAGGACCAAATTCTTTAAATTCGGTGCCCGCATGCACTTGGAAATTCATACAGCCCTTGTCTTTCTGGCTGGCAGTCATCGGCTTTGCCGCATCCTTCAGTTCGAAAACGACGTTGTTGATTTCATAGCCGCGATAGGAGCCGGTGATACGAACGTGGGTCATTGGAATTCCTTGTGGGTGACTGTTTCTGTTTCGTTATGATGATAATAGTCAATTTATCGTGGTTTGGCAACAGGAAAAATCACTTTTCCAAAACTTTTTTCGGCGCATATTATGCGCGACAATAATGTAAAATTAATACATTGGGTTTCCGAACCATTATAAAATGACATTATGTCGTGTGCCGTCACAATGGCGATCACATGCAACAAACCACTCAATCGGAAAGTTGTGGCAAAAGCCACTCCAATCGCCATCTGCGCGGCGCTCAATGATCTGCATGTGATCGCCATTGCGACGACAAAAGTGCAATCCGGGACGCAATTCGTCGGAATGCATGCGGTAATACTGAAACGGAAAGGCGTATCCCCAATCACCGCGCCAGTTCTTCCCGCTCTCGGCTTCTTTGAATGCGTTAAAGACTGCAAACACGTCCATTTCAACAACGAAGAAACCCTCAGGGGAATCATCAATCGGGCTGGCGACGATGTTGTTGACGGTCATGTTTGCAGTCTCCGGTTTGTTTCTGTCTATGATCTTACTATATCAGATATAAGATGGATTGCAAGCTTAATTTTGATTATTTCAGGATGCAATCTTATAGGCAACATTATGACTGACACTCCACGTCATGGAACCTTTGTCATTGACAACAAGCACTTTGAAGGTCTTTCCGTTGATTTTCGTCACCTTGCCGCTGAAAGTACCACGCTGCGGCGTGGTAAATTTAATCAACTTGCCAATTGCCAGCAATTCCCGGCTCCCGGTAATCCATTCGCCTTTGGGGGCAGAATTGGCGATGGCGGCGTGGCGGCGATTGATCATAGCAGTAATAAGGGCAAGGGCGTCAGCACCTGCAACAGCGATTTCGGCACGAATGGAATTAAGATCGGTCATGTTTGCAGTCTCCGGTTTGTTTCTGTCTATGCCCTGACTATAATGATTTTGGCCATACCTGTCAACAGAAAAAAGCGCCAATTTGGCGCTTTCCTCAATCTAATATGATGTCATCCATTCCAGCCGCCCGGAGACGGACAATATTGTTTATTTGGAATCCTTTGGCTTCAAGCGCCTTAGTAATACCAATGAACTTATTTCTGATTAAAGCAAATTCATTGACAAGATGGTCCATGTCCACAACATCCTGCTCACCTTCTGCATATTTTTCTGCATCTCTACTGCTAAGCACGCGATTATGCGTTTCCAGATATTTTCTGTAATAATATCGTTGTTTCTTTCGTGCTTCGATATTCAGAAATTCAAGAATTGCTTCTATTTCTTGAAGTTGGGCAAATCTGTAAGCAATAATTCCGGGCATCTGGGCACTGAGTTTTTCCAAATGACCTTTAAGGGACGTATCGAGTCGGGCTGCATTAAACTCCGACTCGAAATAATCAATTGCATCCAATATTTTAGTCAGATCATTCTTTACTACATTGAACCAACTTGCCATTACTCATCCGGATCAAATAAATCATCGGGATCATGTTCTTGCTTGTAATCACCCAATGTCTTATCGAATGTGTCGCAAATTCCAAATAAATCATCTGAAATTTCATCAATCAATCCAAGATCGATTGCAGATGCAAGGAATTGCTCAGATGCAACTCTTCTTTCTTTGACGGCAATATAACTTTTCATCACCGACCATAATTCAACAATCGCAATTGCTTCCGGCATATATTCTATTATTCCTCTTGGTTGTCGTCTGAATGCTCAATGTCAGTTTCTTCGTTGGCGTCCGCATCGTCAACTGCCTTGGCATTTTTAGCAGCATACCAACTATCAAAGTCAGTCATCATGATATCAAGCGATCCATTTTCATTCTTTTCCCATTTCTTTCGGAACATTTTAATCACTTCGCCGGTCTCATTGCTGGTGTATTGCAGGCTATTGCCTGATTTAGCCAACATACCATGACCTTCAAAGAAATCAACAAGACCTGAATAGGGGTTCATTCCTGTTTCATATGGGATTTTAATTTGCACTTTTTCGAAAGGCTTCGCATACCGTGTCTTCATTACTTGACAAGATGCCCTAATGCCTTGTACTTGTGTAATTTTATTACCGTCTGCATCTTCTTTCAGTTTTAGTTTCTTCATTGCGACAACAATAGAACTTGCAAATATCATACCTGAACCACCTGAAATCTTGTCATCAGGATCAAACATGTCTTGACTTGCATATGTATGATTGGTCGCAACTAATCCAATATTCAAGTCACCGAACATGTTTACGCAGTTTGTCACTAGCGCCTTTAACTGCTTTGCTTTTCGTCCAAAGTCACCCTTCATCTCGCCTTTTTCAAATTGTGCGATTTCTGTAGGCGACATCAACATACCAAGACTGTCAACAACAAATAGCACCGGCGGGCGATCATCTTCTGGCATTGTCCGATATTCAGTGACAAATTCGCTGATTGTCTTTGCCACGTCATCGATCATAGCCATATTGAGCTTTAATATTTTGTCTTCGCTTGTGTCAACATCCAATGCATGTAGCCATGATTCATCTAGAGCATTCTCAGAGTCAATTAGAATCACAAAGATACCTTGTTTCTGTGCATTCTTAACTAGATTTCCTGAACAAATAAATGACTTGCCCGCTCCAGATTCTCCCGCTACCATTGTTACTTTTCCAAGAGGCACCCCTTTAGTAAAATCACCACTTATCAATTTATTAAGACAAAAATTACCCGTGCTGATCCATACCTTAGGATCATGAAAGCCAACTGACATTCCCTTCACACTCTTAGTTATACTTTTTCGAAATTTACTTACGTCAAATGCTTTTGCCATTATTTCTCCATTATACTTTGTGTCATTCGAAAAATGTGTCTATTGTTGTATTTGGAGCATCAGTTTCGAACTGAGGCAGGCGATTAGTTGCTGCCTTATAGTCTCCTTTAATAAAGACAAATACATTTTGGTGTGATTTTGCAATCTTTCTGGATGAATTCATCAGATTGAATGCTCGAAATGCAGCGAACGCAGGCTCCTGTAACAGAATCAATTCATTGTATAGCTTGCATCCATTATCTTCAAATATTTCTACTGTTTTCTGCGGGAATTTTAAATAATTGCCATCTTGTCCTCTGACATCACCCACTACTATTGCACAAAATCTGTCATCTTTTAACTGGGCAACATTTAATGCAATACTTTTTCTGAATGCATCTTCAAAGTCATCATGCGACATTGCAGACAAATCATCTTCCATATCGGAATAGACTTCAAGATCATAATATGGCGGACAGGTAAACAAGAAATCACATTTTTCATCAATGGTAATATCAGTAGATGATCCATTTATCCAAGTCGGAACATGACTTTCACACATAGCTGCCTGAATTCGATTATGCTCTACTTGTTCTTCGCGCAATTCTATTCCTGAATAATTACGCTGAAGCTTTGATGCAATTATTCCGCGAACTGATCCGCCTGCAAATGGATCAAGCACAATATCATCAGGAGCGGTGAACCATGAATACATTAGTTCACATAGAACCGGATCAAAAATAGATGTTGAATTTTGATGCTCTTGCATTATTTTAGATAGTTTTAGCAGATTGTCATTTCTGCCCAATTCACTTTTGATTCCCAATGAATTCCAGTATGCTTTTCTATCTTTCCAATATTTCTGCTTAATATCCAAAGTAGAAATTGGCGGGACTGTAAAAATTTCAGTCAGTTTTCGTTTATGTCTGTATGGTTCCATGTATTACTCTTTATAATTAGATTTGGTGAGAACAGGCAACAATGTTGCCTGTTCTCAGAGTAATCAATCGGTCTTGCGCGCCTTAATGCTTGCAAGGATATCAGTAGCAGACATCCCTGACTTGGGAGTTGCCGCCTTGGTTTCTGCCTTGGTTTCTGCCTTTGCCGCAGCTTTCTTTTCGATTGCCGCAACGTCTTCATCAACAGTTGAAGAAGACTTTGACGAAGACTTAGGAGAATTATCGGAATTTGAAGAATTACTTGATCCCGGCTTTTCCATTCCCCAAGGGCGATAGAATTCAGCAAATTTATCAGGATCATATAGGTCCCCATCATAACTTGCTTCGAACATCGCCAACTGTGCAGCAACTTCAGCTTCTGTTGGCTTGGTTGGCATGTAATCGTTCAAGTCCTTAAGACCATGAGTTTCGATTGCATTGCGTTCCGCTTCCGACAAGCTACGTTCCTTGCGTGCCCATGTCCCATCATAACTAGGCCATTGGCCAGACTGTGTTTTTGAGATTCTGAAATCTGTTCCGCCGTTCATATCTGTTGGAAGTTCCATTAGATCGGGGTCCATCATGATTGCAGTAATCTTAGGAAACAACAGTGAATTGACAATGAAACGACGGATTAGATTTTCCGGAGCTTCTTCATCCAATTCACTTGACACTACAAATCCCTGCATCAAGTAAGACTTCTTGGCGTTATACTTGGATGCATAAGGCTTCATTGCCTCATTCTTCCACCAAGGGCGGATTTCTTCAACGATTGGGCAACGCTCGCCCCAAGTAGTAAGACTTGGGACTGTCACGGTAATAGCTTTGTTCTGATCGCCGCCTTTGACTCCGCTGAACGGAATCTTTATTAGCCGACGCTCACGCCAAAAGAATTCATTTGACTCATTGCCATCACTGAGAAAACGAAGAGTTGCTGTAGTATCTAGGGGGATACTCCAATGTGGAAAGAGAGTCTTGTCGGGGGTAAATCCGCCGCCATTTTCTTTCTTTTCTTCTGCTGCAAGGAGTTTTGCGCGCATTTCTGCGAGAGTAAGTTTAGCCATAATATTTAGTCCTCATATAATTTTGTAGTCATAATTTTGTAGTCATAATTTTGTAGTCATAATTTGGTAGTCATAATTTGGTAGTCATACTACTTAGTGTAATATTTGTTTATTATACAGAATTACTTGCTTGCTGTCAAGTATAAACATGACATGTTGTAAGTATTTCTGCATCTTTATTTATGTTATTTGATCGCAAATGTTTCCTGATATTTTGGAACAATAATACTTATTGTTCTTGTTCCATTTTCTTCATCATTTCTCCGGAGTCCAACCATGATTGAATATCCGCATCAAGACGGGCAGCATCGTCCACTACAGGAAGAGTTTCATTGTCATAGAGGGATATCGTCTTCAGCCAACCCGCCATTATTGAAGTGAAACGAAATCTACTAAATAATCTGGCATCAGTGCCGGGAATACCGACGACTTTGGTTTTGATGCGGAATCCATTGGCGTCATCTTGGTTCCATAACACATATACATCGTGTTTTGTATCGGACCCGCCAGTAAACTCGCCATCAGTGCCCATTGAGCGACCGCCTGCATAATGCAGTCCAACATGCTCTTGAACCTGCGCCGCAACACGCAGCTTGTCCCATAGATCAAGGTTGGAGGAATGGACCAAACTATTCCCAAAATATGTCCCATATAGGATTTCCATAATAGATGGATTTTCGCCCTTGCCGCCAGTATTATAATTAGCCCATGCGAAACGAGCGCCATATTTCTTGAATTTATCCACCCAATCCATTAAATTGTCGGCGTGTTTTTCACCAAATTCTGGATCATTGTAACGCATATCAATCCTAGATACATTGGCATCAAATTTCGGATTAATTGTTTGAAAGACTTGGGTAATCCATTCGATTACCCAATCTTCACATGGATCATCAACCCTAAGACACCGACCTAAATACGGCTTAGGAATGCGAAATCTACTGACATGCCCCAAATCGTTATCCCGAATAATAACAATTTCATTTCGAACGGTAGTCATCAATCGAGTATTATTAAATGTTGCTTTAAACGCAACATACTCTGTATCATAGATTTTGCGAAATTGTGATGCAATTATAGGTTTGGCCATTTGCATTGTCCGACTATGCACGTATTTACGTTCTGCATGAGAAGTAGTCGGGACAATTGATCCATATATTAAAGTATCATTGGCTGCGCGGATGGTTCGAGACATAACAGGGTGTAATTGGTTCCAAAACAATTCCTGCATAAATCGACGTGGATTTTTGGCTCCACCCTCATCGCTGCGGTACAATTCATTGGTTCCCTTAATGGTATAGTCTTTCGCTACGTCATGTGATGTAGTGAGATATACGCCAGACCCAACCAATGCTGCCGTATCAAGTTCTCCCATATGAAATTGCGCGATTTCTGATGAATCCCCGCGAAACAACGTTACTGTGTTTTTGCTTTCCATCAAATGAGATAGTCTCATTTGATAATTCTCCATTCAGCAGTATACTGAGCCATTGACTCTTTTAAATCTTTGTTGATCGCATCATCAATAGAATGGCAATCACAATCTTCTGTTGCCATTTCCATAGTATTACTTGTTATGACCTTGATTGCACGAAGCAACATGGTTTTATATGTGTCGGATACTTGACCTAATACTTTATCAATATCTGCTAATTTGGCTTCAATATCATCATCAACTATGTGCAGTAGAAAATCAATCCATGATTTAACTTCCATAGTTTCATCACTGAATGTCTGCCACTTGGGCGAGTCTGAATCATCAATATCGCCTGTTATTTCAAATTTACTGTTGGCGTTATTTAAGACATGTTTGGCAAACTTTCCAACAAGACCATTTGCTGTAGTTTTTCCTTTGTGTGCCTCAATAATTCTGGCAACATACGGAAGACTTTCGGCAATATTTTCATCAAATGAACGAACTGTTACTGTGTCGCGTAGTTCATCTAGTTGTTCTGTCGGAACATCCGATTTATCATTACTGAAACTTTCAAAATGATGCTTGTATCCTTTAGGACCAGAAATTTGCTTCAGCGATGAACGAAGATTTGTTACCCGGCTCTGGATTTCCTCAGAAATCGCAGCATCCTCAAAGAAATCCTGACGGTTATTGTGTCGCTGGAATTTCTTCAACTGCGTCAATTCTTCCATCACGCCGTAAATATGACTGCCAAATTCATCAAATGGTGTTCCGCCTTCGTTCACATGTTTTGTCATTGCTCTTGCCGCAGTGATATTCTTGCTTGGGAATTTAAATCGCTCGCCAGATGCGTTTTCGATGAAGATAGATTCAATTTGTCGTGTGCGCCCTCCACGAGCCTCAGGATCGACGGACTTG